GCATACTTTGCAAAAAAAGCAAAACGCGCAGGAAATTTCCTGCGCGTTTTGCCCAAGTTCGTGCTTGTTCAGTTGTGCAACCTGCCAGCAGCATGGTGACTGGTCATTTCTGCGGCAGCAGCACCCGCAGGGTGAACCACTCGTTTTCCCAGTGCAGGGTCAGGGTTCCGCCGCGGGCCTCTGCGGCAGCGCGGACACTTTTCAGGTCGTAGCCGCCGTGGCTGCTGCGGCGTGGCAGACCGTCCGGGCCCAACTCCACGGGCTGGGTGCAGTAGTTTTCAAACCGCAGCATCACAAAGCCGTTTTGGGCGTAGATGGCCGTGCGGATCAGCCGTTTTTCGGGGTCCTGCTCGGTCAGCACACTCTCGGTGGCGTTGTCCAGCGCTGTGCCGACAATGGTGCATATCTCCCCCGTTGTCAAAAAATTCAGCAGCGTGCCGTCTGCGACACAGGTCATGTTGATGCCGTGCTGCTGGCAGTACAGGCTTTTGGCCGTCAGCAGCGTGTCCAGCACCGGGTTGCCGGTCTTGTTCTCGGCCTCATAGCGGCGGATGTCGCTCTCCATCTCCGCCAGAGCGGCATTCTGCTTGGCCTGATCCCGCTCGGCCCGGATGGCCGCGATCTGCATTTTCAATTCGTGGTAGCGCCGGTTGATCAGGCGTATATTCTCCTTGCTCTGGCGGTACTGCTCATATTGGCGGTGCAGCACGGCGTCCATGGCGGAAAGCTCGCTGTGCAGCGCCGTTTCCCGCAGCTGCTCGTGCTGGACGCTCAAAATCAGCACACCGGCAATATCCACCAGCGTGCGGATGTAGTAGACGCTCATCGTCGCCTGTGCCTCGGCGATAAAGCTCAGGTTGCTCACAGCAAATACAGTCAGCGCCATAACGACCGCCATCAGCGTGGCCGCCGCCGTAACCTTCAGCCGCGCGGCGATCACGCGGCGGCGCTCAAACAGGTACAGCCCACCATACAGTGCGCCGTAGACGGCCGCCAGCAGCAGCAGCGCCGGTATCTCACCGCCCCCGTACTGCGGCCAGAGCCAGCAGTGCAGCTGCCATTCCAGACTGGCTGCCAGCTCCGCCAGAACAAACGCCCGCGCGCAGCTGTAGCCGGCCTCCCGCAGGTTCATCTCCCGCGTGGCCCAGAGGTAGAGATACATCGCCGCAATGGCCGTCACCATGCAGGGCACCCACCACGCAAGCGGCACATGGCCGGTCAGGTGTAAAAACACTGCCAGCAGAATCGCCCAGATGGCGGTTATGCCCCAGTACACCGGCTTTGCAGTGCGGGGCGGCCGTGCCTGCGCATACAGCAGCGCGGCCAGGATCTCCGCCAATGCCGTGTACAGCCGCGGTACATCCGGTAAAACGGACATTACCCCTCACCCCCGATGAAATCCGCCAGCGCCGCAAGGAAGCTCTTTCTCTTGGGGCGGCTGATCTGCAGCTCATACGGGCCGACCTGCACAATGCTCTGCTGCACACCGGACACCTGTGCCAGATTGACAAGATACCCGCTGTTGCAGCGGGCAAAGGGCTGCGCAGCCAGCTTTTCCTCCAGCGTTTTGAGCGCACCGGGGGCCGAGAAATCACCATCCTCGGTGTAAAAGTGGATGCGGTGGCCCTCACTCTCAATGTAGTAGATGCCTGCCGCATCCAGCCGGCGCATGCCGCCGTCCACCGGAACGGCCAGATAGTGGCGCACACGGCGGGTCAGCTGGTTCACAGCCTTTTGCAGCTGCTGCGAAAAGGCAAAATACGGCACGGGCTTCAGCACATAATCCAGCGCCCCCACCGCGTACCCCTTGATGGCATACTGCGCCATGTTGGTAATAAAAATCAGCAGCACATCGCTGTCCAGTGTGCGGATGCGGCGGGCGGTCTCCATGCCGTCCAGATGCGGCATCTCAACATCAAGAAAAATAATGTCGTAGACCGGGCGGTATTCCTCAAGGATCTCAACACCGCTTGCAAAGGCCGAAACCTCAAACGGTGTACCGTACTGCCGTGTATAGCGCTGCACATAGCCTGTCAGCTGCTCCCGGACGGCGGCCTCGTCTTCCACGATCGCAATGCGGGTCATCCGCAGCACCTCCTTTTGGCTGGTATCGCACCCGGGCATCGCTGCATAACGCCCGTGCCGGTGCGGTGCGCGGTGATGCCCGGATATTTTTTCCTGCTGTTAGTATAGCATACCGCACCCCCCTGCGCAAGGAGTGCCACTGCGGGCAGAAGTCACAAAGGGCGGCAGCAATTTTTGTCGTTATTACGCATTGACGGGACCGTCCCTGCAATTTTATACTGTTTTTATACGATATTATACTGTCTTGCGCAGGAGGGTCCGGCCATGAAAGCATCCCGCAGTTCTAAAAAGACATCCGGTTTTACTTTGGTGGAGCTAATTGTTGTATTGGTAATTTTAGCGACACTGGCGGCGCTGCTGGTGCCCTCGCTGACCGGCTACATAGACAAGGCGCGGCAGAATGCTGTCATTGCCAAGGCCCGCGCCGTGCTGGTTGCCTCGCAGGCGGTCGTCACCGAGGCCTATGCGGATGGTAAGCTGGTTCTTGATGTAAACGGATTGTCCTATAACCTGTCTGATGATGACGCCCCCCACGCCATGGCCAAGGAGATTATGGCGCTGGCAGAAACAACGCAGCAGGAGTGCGAGTGGCGCATTTCCATTTCGACCCCGTTGCATGATACCCTTGCGCCGGCTACAATTCTGAGGCTTGACTACTGTGACAAAAACTACCGCGTAACCTATCTGGCTGTCGACATTGAGGATGAGCCCGCAGGCTGGGGACAACCGGTGCCCTGTGACAGTCTAGGGGAGCCTGACATGGCTGATGATCCCCCGTTCCTGACATCGGGTGCATGTGATCCCGATCATTTTCATCCGGATAATTAAATTGCCCACCGATTTTCTCTATCCTCCAGCCGCTCTCTACAGGAAAAAGTGGTATTTCCCCATACTGCTTTTCACAGCACGCCAAGTCGGAGTGTATATCACTTTGCCTGTTGTTCTGTTCTTCGGGAACTTCGGCGGCCAAAATCAGCAGAGCCTTTCTCCCCTGCAAGGTACCGGGGGATCACTGTGTATCTTTCCCCGCCACCAGCCTTACCATTTCCTCTGTAGGGGCTGCATACATGCCGCCCGCCCCCCTTTTCCTTGATCGCCAATGCAATCTTCCATCACCCTGTAGGGGCCGGGCATGCCCCGCAGGGGCAATCAGCGTGTCAAAAAATCACATTCTTGCCCCATTGAATGTGTAGGGGCGACCATTGGTCGCCCGCCGACTTGACGCAGCAACGCGTTTTCCGGGGAAGTTGTTTCACAGACAAACGGGCACGGGCGAGCAATGCCCGCCCCACCAAGCGTTTTTTTGACAGCCTGAAATACACGAGTTCTTCTCGCCACCAATGGCGCACCAAGCTCCTGCTTTTCCGGAAAATAGCAATAAAAAATACCCCGCAACTTCTTGCGAGGTATCTTTTTTGGTGCCCCTAACGTGTCCAAATACGAACCCGGCGGGGCTTCCGAAGGCGTGGCGGCCTGGGCGGCTTCATAAGGAACAACGGCAGCCCCGGCACTGTCCACATTAAAAATAATCTTCAAATAATCGTCATACACAAAGACGGAATGAACCAGCGCCCCGAACACCTGGCGGCGGAAGTCTGGATCCGTCCTATCACCCCGGCGGAACCCGTCAAGCCAGCAGGCCACGGCTTCGGCCTTGACGACAAGCGCGGCCTGCACCTTCGCGCGGTCTATCTGCTGGCGCAGGGCCGTGCGGTCCGCTTCGGCTTCTTCCAGTAATTCCTTCGTGGTTTCCGTTATAATTCCCTGTGCAATGGCATTGCCTATATTTTTTAGTCGGCGCTGCACTTCTTCCAGCTGGGCGTTTAAGCTGGCGAGAAGTGCGGCGCTGTCGCTGTTTTCGGCGCACCGTCTTTCCACTTCGGTGGAGATATAGGCTATATTTTCATCGGTGAGAATATCAAGCGCGGACTGCAGCACGGCTTCCTCTATCAAATCAAGGCGCACGTTCTTCTTTTTGCAGGTTTTCGCCCGGCGATTATTGCAAATGTAGTAATAATGCCGCGCCCCTGTATGGCTGGTGCCTGCTGTGCCCGTCATGGGCGCACCGCACAGGCCACAGAACAGCTTCCCGCTTAACAGGTACGGCACTTCGGCCTTGTATGCGCCGGGCCGGTGCCTGTTCGCGGAAAGCCGCCGCTGTACGGTAAAAAATAATTCATCTTCAATAATACGCGGGCAGCCGCCTTCTATCCGCACTTCCCCGCCGTAGCTGTACACGCCTATATATTTTTCGTTGCGCAAAATGGAATTGAAGCTGCTGCGGGTGTAAAGCGTGCCATTTGTTGTGCGGTGGCCTTCTTCGTTCAGCTGGGCGGCAAGCTGGCCCATGGCCTTGCCGCTGGCGTACCATTCAAAAATACGGCGCACCAATTCGGCCCCCACGGGGTCTATTTGCCAGCGCTTGTTCGGGCCTGCCCGATAGCCAAGCGGCGCACGCCCGACGATCTGGCAATGCTGGGCGGCCTTATTCATGCCCCGGCTGACATCTTCGGACAGCTTCGCGCTGAAATATTCGGCAACGGTTTCAATCATGCCCTGCGTAATTATGCCGGCACTGCCTTCCGGTATGTATTCGGTAACGCTGATTAAATGCACCCCGGCGGCTTCCAGCTGCTTGCGATACAGGGCGCTTTCGGCACGGTTGCGGAAGAAGCGGTCATACCGCCACACAAGAACGCAATCAACCACGCCCGTGGCCGCGTCACGCATAAGCCGCCGGAAGTCGGCGCGGTTTTCCGTTTTGCCGCTGCGCGCCCGGTCTGCATACTGGCCGATTACGGTTATATTGTGCTTGTCGGCGTATTCCTGGCAAATATCCCGCTGGCCTTCGATGCTTAATTCCTGCTGTTTGTGGCTCGAAAACCGGCAGTAAATAAAAGCCCGCATACCGTCCCCCAGTTAATTTCATAGATGAATTGATAACCACGCAACACATGGTTATTTGTTTGTAATATCTTCAATACAGTTTTTGAACACAGCGCCAGTTGCGAAGCAGTCAGAGAGACTTCTGTGCGCATCGTCACGAAAAATGCCGCATAATTCTGAAACGTCCTCTAATGTAAAGCTGTCCAAATCATTTTTATACGCCTTGCGCGCCAATTCGAGAACATCGAAATACTTTCGCTTCTGAGAAAACAAATTAACGCCGCAAGCAAATAAAAATTTCAAATCAAAAGGAAGATTATACCCGACCACGGCAGATGAACCGACAAATTCAAGAAAGGAATCGGCTACCTGCTCGAGACGTGGGGCATATGCCACCATGGTATTGTTTATGTGGTTTATTTTACTTGCTTCTGGCGGAATAGGCTTTCCGGGATTTACAAGGGTAGACCATGCAGAAACGGGACGGAAATCTTCGTAGCGAATGGCGGACAATTCAAGAATACGACCACCATGCACATTTAAGCCATTTGTTTCTGTATCAATCACAACGAAGCTGGGAAGTTTGTCAACGTTGAAACTTTTGGTAATTGTTGAATACTTCACATCCGGCATATCGGAAAGCACACCCCTACGAAGCGGCGGTGCAGATTCTGCAACGAGTGCAGGAACAAGAGGAACTGCGTGCAGGCTGGCGGCAAACTCTTTGCTTTTTCTGGAAAGCGCATCGTTCCTTTTCATTTTGCGTTCTACTTCTGTGGACAAATCTTTCAAATAGTTGCTGCCGTTCCACAACGCACCAAGAACAATGTGGGAATAGTGGCCTTTTTCTTTTTTTCCTTCTGCATGAAACACACGCACGATATCTGCTTCTTTTGTCTGCGATATTGCGGACAGCAACTTGGCGCACGAAGAAGCCTTTTCTTCATAACTAAAACCGCTACCTCTCACCATTGCATTGTTATATTCAACCAAAGCTTCCGTAAAAATTCCAATATCAGGAAGCGACCGTTTATTGAAAAAGCCGAACAACCCCATAGAACAAAACCTCCAATGCCCGCCGCCCGGCGGGATTATTTTTTTATGCCAGGGAAATAGACGATTTTGCATTTTCTTGAAGCGTGGACTGATACTCGAAATCCAAACTATTCAAAATACGAGCCTGGGCCATGGTATCTAAAGCATGGAATTTTAGAAGAAGTTCAGAGTCTTCAATAGATAGTTGCGAGGGAGCAATATTTTCAAATCGAGAAGGAACGCCTAAGAGATGGTCGGTAGAAACATGAAACAAATCAGCTATACGGCATAACGTGTCAAAATTTGGTTCTCGGCGACCGCTTTCCCATAATCCAACAGCGGATTGGGAAACGCCAAGAATATCAGCAAGTTTGTACTGCGATAGGCCATTGTTTTCACGAAGCTTCTTCAATTCAATCCTAAACATAGAAAGCCCCACCTTCGTGTCGTTTTATTTATATAATAATTGCAGAAAGTAATAAAATCAATACATAGGAAAAAAATATTACATAACGTATTGACAATTTCACTTAGTCGTTGTATTATGATTGCAGTTAGTAATTAAAGGGGATGACAAAGAGAAATGTTCGCAGTTAAGGAATTAAGGGAAAAATCCGGAATGACGCAGGCACAGCTTGCCGAGAAGATGGGAACATCACAGGGAGCTGTCGCGCTTTGGGAAACTGGCGCAAGAATGCCGCGCGCCGACAAGCTGCCGAAACTGGCCGAAGTGTTGGGGTGCAGCGTTGCCGACCTTTTCAACACCGAAAGCGCGTGAGGTTGAAAGTATGCGAACGCTGAACAAAGAACAGGCCGACCCTCTTGTCGCGGCAATCTGTCGCGGCCAGTTGTGGGCCACGCCGGAAGAAACGGCGGCCTGGCTGAAAACCGAAACCGGGCAGCGCATTGCTGCGCTGATAGAACGCGAACGCAAAAACGCGGTTGCATAAAAGCAGAAAGGCGAAACCTTCACACGATGACAGCGGACGAATATATCCAAGCTGCGCCGACACTTGTTTTGTACGACAGTCTTACCAAAACAAGAAGCGTGTTAGAACAATATCAAAATGTGCTTGTGTCCGTGTCCGGCGGTGCAGACAGCGACGACATGGTAGACGTTGTAGAACACCTAAAAACAGAAAGACAGCGCATTACATACGTTTGGTTTGATACCGGCATAGAAATGGCCGCAACAAAGCGACACCTTGCCGATCTGCAAGAAAAATACAAAATCGAAATCAAGCGCGAAAAGGGCTCAATGCCGGTTGCGGGTGCCGTAAAAAGTGTAGGTTACCCGTTCTACTCTAAAAATTTTTCGGAGTCCATTTACAGACTTCAACGCCACGGCTTTGAATGGGAAGACGAGCCGTTCGACGTTTTGCTAAAGAAATACCCGAATTGCCGGGCGGCGCTTCGCTGGTGGTGCAACAATTACAAGGACGGCCCACACAGGCCGCTTCAAACAGAAATAGGATCCGCGCGAGGAATGAAGGAATTCATGGTAAAGAATCCGCCGAATTTCCTAATATCAAAACGGTGCTGCGATGAAGCCAAGAAAAAAGCCGCTTACATGGCCGGACGAAAGTATTCGGCAGACATACAGTTTACGGGCGTGCGGCGTTCAGAAGGCGGCCCGCGTTCGACAGCGATTAAAAGCTGTATGGCAGACGGTGCGCACGGGAAACGACATTATCCATTGTTTTGGTGGAGAGATAGTGACAAGAAAGCATTTGAGGTTGCCTACGGCATTGTTCACAGTGACGCTTACACGGTTTACGGCTGCACGCGCACAGGCTGCGCAGGGTGCCCGTTCGCAGGGCATTTTGAAAAAGAACTTGAAATGCTTCACAAATACGAACCACACCTCGCAGTTGCCGTCGAGAACATCTTTAAGCCCGCATACGAGTACACGAGAAAATACCGCGAATTCAAAAATTCGCTGTAAGCTGCAAAGGGAGTAAAAAATGAAAAGGCCATATAAAACGCTGCTTATTATCCTGGCTGTGGTAGCCATCGACACACTGTTTTATTTCTGCCTGCTGTGGGTGCTGCGGACTGTGGCCGCCGCCCTCTGCCTGCTGGCCGGGCTGGTGGCAGGCATACAGCTGTAAGTCGCAAGAAGGGAGAGAAAGAAAATGGAAACAATCTGCCTGCACTTTGAACTGCCCGCCCCGGCGGAACCCATGGCCGAGCCGAACCGGACCGCCCGGCGGCTTGCAAGAGAAAACAGGATCCTGCGCC